ACGTAAAAATCTACCACCATTACGCGGCATTTTTCTTTTTTCTGCCGGAATAGAATGAATAAATTGTGGTCGTGGAGTAGACAATAAACGACGATCAAATGTCTGCTGCACTTGGGCCGGAAGAAGGGTAGTTGTCGTTATAGCCATAAGAATTCCTTATATAAACAATCATACATAAGTCATATTAAAGACATGTGCCTTTTGTATGACTAACCATTCATATAAGATGACGAGTCTCTACAATCATTAAGATTGCTACAGTCGTAGATTGGCGAAATCTAAATTACAGCCTATATGGATGAGTGACTTCCATGAATTACAACTCATTACTGGTATAGCATAAAAGGTTTATAAGAGACAAGGGCTTAATTTTTCTCTTTCTACCTGCATAGTGATACACAGGTAGAAAGAGAAAAAAGGAGAGTAGTAATGAAGCATAAATGTACGTTGCCGCACAATCATAAATTGCCTAATTATTAGGCAAAAAACAGAGAAAAATATCAACCATTTCTTATAATTTCCTGCATTATCCTATATTCACGCTCTTTATCTTCTTCAGTAAATTCTTGTGCAAATGCATTTGCTTTAGATAAAGGAGAATCTCCTTGTTGAGGAGATAATGAAGTCACCGTACGAGGTTTCGCTATATTCTTATTAACTTTCTCTTTATCACGTTGATAAGTAGATTCTGCAAGTCCATAACGCTTAATTGATTTATATGCTGCAACCGCTTTACTATATATATTAGGATTAGCTGCCAATGATTCAGCAAGCTCAGGATCTGCATCACGCAACATACCAAGAGTATCTTTATTAACTACATCATCAAAGTCAGGAAAATTTGATTTAATTTGATTCTCTATAAGGCGAGCTTCCAATTCAGCAATACGTTGTTCATTCTGTTGCTGATAATACTTTAAATGCTTACCCTCCATAAGGTCGTCATCATTTAAACTAAATTGCTCTCTTTTTTGATTTCCTTCTTGAGACTTATGTCCTTGGAGAGAATTTTCCGGGACCGAGTTTTCTTTTTCTTTATTAATTCTGGCGAGAAGCTCGTCTCTTTCTTTTTCCGCTTTATCCGCCTTCTCTCTAAGAGCTCTCCAATTCTGAACATGCTTAACATATTCATCATCTTCTTGATTCTTAAGCTGATCTTGCTCCTCATTACCCTGCGCTTCCTCAGGTACAGGGCTCTCCTCAGTTTGAACCGGATCATTCTCATTCTGTTCAACATTATCCTGAACTTCACTCTCCTGTAGATCCTCATTCTGTTTATTATCCAAAGTTTCATTCATATACCACCTATAACGTTACTAACTTCTCATTTTCTCCATTCAATTCCAAACAACGCCTCGCAAAAACCCCATCATAAAAATCAAGAACACTCTGCAAACTCTCTCTATCACTCTCTATATATTCTTGCGGAGAATGTAACATATCTAAACATTCAGACTTGTCAGGAATACACCATAAAAACTCTATTTTAGAATCTTTGTAAATATATTTATAAACAGTTTGACCATAATGAGGCGTAGGACAAACAGGAGCATGAAAAATAAGATTTCTAAGCACATTTTTCATCAATCTCTCTCTTTTTGCTTCAACCACCACATAAAAATCACGTGGATATTTACGTATACCTTCTTCAATAGTTGAATCAACTTTACTTACATAATCCTTTTCAACTTCTCTTCTAATATCAACTACTGTATAATCAGGACTCTCTTCTTTATATAATAACTCTTGAGATAATTGCCCTACAGTCTTCTTACTCATGCAACGACTCTACTGTATATTCCATGTTATCACTATCCAAATACCATACCAAAACATGTGATAAAAATATTTCAAGATTTTTAGCATCAACTGTAAACATTAATTGCTCATTATCTATTTTTATAATAATACTAATAACAGGCTCACGAAAAATGTCAGCATCAGGACCATTAAGATTCTTTGCGCAAATAGAAAATCCCAAACCTAATGCTGACACCAAGAACAAATATTTTATATATTTAATCATATTATCTTTTCTTTTTTTTCCCTATTTTTCTAGCTTCGGACAACGCTATTGCAATAGCCTGAGAGCGTTTACGCACTTTCTTTTTGCTTTTGCCAATATTAAGTTCTTTATCCTTAAACTCAGACATGACTTTATGTACTTTAGTTTGTTTACGCTTCTTAAGAGAAGATTTCTTAGCCATTTACTACCTTTACCAATCATCATTTTTTCATATGGTACTGGCCGCGGTATCAGCCAGTACCATTCTCATCCCCTTCTTAATAGTAATTACCGTTTTGACGATGAATTACCACCAAGGAGTTTCCTCGCAATATCAGTTGCCCTACCTGAAGGGCGTGGAGCGGCAGGCATTAGTTCCAATGCCCTGGAGCAGAAGAATTATTATTTCCTTTGTTATCAGATTTAATTTGACGATCTACTGCTGCAAGATCATCCTCATATCCCATCTTTCCACCACAAGGATATTCAGGATAATCCTGAATTTTTACTTCCTGAGGAAGATTTGAACGGTTTCCCTTACTATTCGATGAATAATATTTTTTTGCCATAATAGGCCCTTTCATGTAGAAACTGCGAATTGCATTTGCAATTTGCAAGGTCGTGACATTTTGTCACGGTTTGCCCTCTATCTACTAACAGGTACTTCCTGTTCAGGTGATTGAGGTGATGCTGGGCTCTTAGTAGCCCCAACATCTTTTAACGTTTCACTCTTAGCTGCTACTTTAGCTTGTAACTCTTCAGATTTCAACATTTGAGTCAAAGTCACTAAAGTTTGCAATTGATTAAGATCAATAGTTTCTATTTCTTTAAGCGCTTTAACCATATCAAGAACGCCAGCCATACGATCTTTTGCAGCTTCAGCTTGTCTTTCTATTGCCATTGATTCATTTTCTGCAACACGTGAAGTTCTTTCAACCGCTAACCCACGATCTGCTTCAGCTCGGGCATCTGAAAGGTTAGCACGTGACTGCAACTCTTGTAATTGAACCTGTTGTGCTTGCTGTTCTTGTTGTTGTGCTTGCTGCTTCTCTTGTTCAATAGCATCAATAATCTCTTGTTTATTCTGTACAGTTAGATTTTCTATAATAACTTTATCAGGTATTGGAATGCCGGCTTCACGTAAATGTAACATCTGTGACAATGCTAATTGTCGTTGAGTTGTTGTATTTACACCAGCTTCAACTGCCGCATCATACTTACCAAAATATTTATTATAAAATTCTTTAGTAGGCTCTTCCTCGATAATGCGCTGTACTTTTCCGGGAGTAAAATTATTCTGAATAACTTTTAAAATAATTCCACCAAGAAGCTTTTGTGAGTAATCTAACTTAGTAAAGAAGCCTTGAATTGTTTTTAATGCAGATCCTTGACGTAACATACTCAAGATACCAGCTTTATCATCCGTAGCACTTCCAAGTAACTCTTCAGAAACACCTGATATTTGTTGAATTTCATCAGCAAGAGACTTTGACAACTCAATTGTTGATTGTGCAATAGGAGCAGGAGTTATTTGTTGTACATCAGTCATTTGAGCATGCTTCTTTAATGCAATTCCTTTTCCTTGGCCTGACTGAAATACATCCTCAGGATTAACAAGAGCATTCTCCTTGTAAATCCATCCTGAATTTACTTGAGATTCTAATGTATCAAGTTCAATAACTTTACGCCTATTGTAAAGAAACTGTGCATCTCTTAACCCTCTAACCATTCCTTGAATTCGTAATGCATATTCAGATATATCAGGATTGAAATACGCAAAAACAGGAACAAATGGATAAACATCCAATCCAAGAGGGTTTTTACCGTTATATAATACTTTTCCTTGAACAATAATTGCTAAATTCACTGAAGGGATAACTGTATCTATAACCTCAACTTGAGGATACATAGCAATAAATTTCTTAAGAGTATCATTGTTATTTGATTGCCACTCTAATGTCTCCCCAGTCTGTGAATCAACAAGTATCTTCTGCTTGCGATACGTTCGATAATAAAATTCATCATATGCCAGTAATTTCTGTGTATCTAATTTAAAGTTCTCCGGTAAAGACTGGAATTTACCATCCTGCGCTAACCCAGGATTAAGATCTGCTATCTCCTTCTCTTTGTCTGGCAAAAGCGAAATACATTCAGCAGGAGTCAAATATGTTCGCTTCCATAGATAATTACAATCAGATAGATCATGCTTTCTAAAATATGGATCTACAAGAAAGCTGTTATAAGCACAATTATTAACCTTAATCGAACCATTAATAGGATCATTGCGATAATCAACCCATACTTGAACAAGATTCATTCCAGTAACTAAGGCATCATGAAATGACTCTGAAATAGTCTCTAATATACCTTCTTGCTGATTAAGCCATAGGAATATCTTAGTAAATTGATCCGCTGTCTGCTGATCCCCATTTTCTATTGGAACGTATATTGTAGATTTCCGATCAGCCTGCTGATGACCCGAAACCATCTCAATAGTACGCCTAATCCGATTAAAATTAAAACTCTTACGCTGATTGACAGGTAATGCAGAATAGAGTTGTGCAATTGCACTCTGATCCCCTGCCTCTACACGAGCATCAATATCACCTTCAGACCAATATGTTTGATTAAGTGTTATTGCCTCGTTGTAGCTTTTTTCTATAAACTTCAACAAATCACTATTACTGTCTTGATAATATGATTCTCTCGAGAACAACATATATAATACCCTTTATCTCATTACAGGTATTTAGATAATTATCATTCGTTATTCTAAATAGATATTCTTTAAACAGACAAGTAATTTATTATCTAATATTTTGAAATGGCCGTGGAAGGGCATTTTGTTCGCCATACATTACACGTCTATAACGCTCATTCAATTCTTCAGGAGATGGATCTTTTCCAAGTCTTGGAAGCATGAGACACCCATAACGTAATGCATCACAATTCGAAACAAGAATATTATTAGCATAATAACAATTATCATCTTCAATTGTTAGATCGTAAACTTCTTCGCCGTCTACTCTGTAAACCTCCACATTTTCTACTACATGTCTTAATCTTAGCGTATTTATCACAGCTAAATATTTTCTTGCAAACGATACAACTCCTATCTTCATTATCTTTTTTAGTATTTCGTCTATATCTTGATTTGCAAGCATTTGAACAATATCTACTCCATGAAGTTTTTGCTTCAAATTCTTTGCTACAACCTTTGCATTTTCTATCAAACCGTAAGGCCCATTTTTTTGACAATGATTCAAACGCATGTTTCCTATGCCAGTCTTTTCCCGCAGGGCTTTTATGCCATAAAGAAGCTTTCTTTCGTATTTCTGCAAGGTGCAATTTACATTTTTCTGTATAAGGCCATTTTTTCCTGGATCTTTTATCTTTAAGGTGTAATCGTTGGTGTTCCCCTCGTTGCAGTAATTGAAGGTTTTCAATCCTGTTGTTTCTTCGGTTTTTATCAATATGGTGAACATCATATCTTGTAATGTCATAACCTCCGTTATATTTTTCCCAAATGGCTTGATGTAGTCCGGTATATTTATTTCTCTTGCTCGAAGGCCTTCTATAATATCTTCCATTCCATTTATAAACATATCCATCAAAGAAAGCTGATTCTTTATTTTCAGTGACAATATAGTCGCCTTGAACCCTGGTAAATTTATAATTTTTGAATACAATTGGTAAAGCATTTTCCATAAATAATCCCTTACAGTATCATAATATTCTATTATATCATCATATCGCAAAGAATCTGCCCGAACAAGTCCCCTTTGAGTAAAAATGCGATGCTCCGGCGTACATTGTAATATTACAGGTCCAATTGTAATATTACACAATTGAGAGGTTAATTTTTCATGTACTTTCAAAACTTTTTTATATCCTGTGGGAGTTTTAACTTTCATCCCGCAACGAATATCTCTAATTGGAATATCCCCATGCTCAGTCTTTACTAACGTAGAACCTATAAAACACATATGACTATAATTATCATGATAAGGACGGTCATTATACACTTTTCTTTTATTATCATATTCTTTTCGATAGTTTTCTAATGCTTTAATAAGAAATTTACACTTATGCTCATCAATCCAACATCGTGGCAATGTAGATCTAACAGCTTCAATACCATCATTAACAGAAAGTGTAGGCGCAATTTCCATACTTAAACCAAGTTCACGAGCCTTCTCTAATCTACTCATGCCAGTACCTAACTCGCGAACTTGGATGTCGTGAGGTGCAATAACATCTCCATACGTATAAGGTTTATCCTGAAGATACCGAACATAATGCTCCAACCCTTGTGAATGATTCTCATAACAATCAATAATATGTATAACAGTTCCAATAATCTGAAAAAAGATAAGCGAAGTCGCATCTCTCATACCCAAATCCATCGACACATGAACAGGAAATGCAGGCTCCCATGGAACTTCAGATATACGACCCTCAAGTCTCATTTTATCTATGTAACGAGCGTAATATGCCCCTTCAACACCCATCGTGAATGAACAATTGTATTCTTGTTGGGCTAATTCTTCTGATATTTCTCCATTTGCAATGTCCTGCTTAATACTCTCAATCGGTATATGTTGAGTATCATCAATAGTTAATTTCTCACAATACCATTCAGGATTATTCTTTGCTATCTGATATAAATCATAGAAATGGTTCATACCCCTTGGTGTGTTGTGCGATATGAAACCATTTGAGAAAAAAGAATGTGTTTGTGGAATAACAAAATCAAAAACTTCATTCTCACTGTGTATTATTTCTTTGATTGGAGAATAATATAATTTTTCTTTAAGGTAGTGAGCTATTGGAAGATGTGGCCTCATTTTATGCAGCTTAGCCAATATTCGCCTAGAGACTCTTTTCCTATTCGCCACAATTCCAGTTGGCAACCTTAAACCAGTAAGATCAACTGGATATATATTTCCTGACTCTTCTTTTACTTCTTCAAGAATATACTTCCGATTCTTTTGTTTACGTTCAAGTCTAAATCCTATTTCACGGTAGAATATATGAGCAAAGTATCCTGTAATTTCGAGATTATAAATAGTAGACCATACTTTTACTTTAGATGTTGGTGCTTTTTCTTCACTATATAAACTCGACACTATTCCAAAGTTTAGTAATAGAACTTGTAATGTACGCATAAATGTTAAACATGTTGAAGTAAGTTTTATATTTCCATGTTTAGAAGGATGAGAGTTCGATGTTCCATCTCCGTCAAATAATCCCTGCAGAAAAGCAACAAATTGTTCTCTGTTACAATCTAATAACTTTTCTGGAAATTCTTTATTACGAGCGCCATGTTTAAATCCTATAAATTCTAGTAACGCACAGAATTCTTTTGAAGAATATTCATGATGCATCCCGTCAGGTCGAGTCCTAAATTCATATTTATGGAGAAAATCTATTATCTCTTGATCTTTTTTCTTGGTAACACAAACAGTTTGTTTGTCATAATTTCCATCCGCGTGAATAAGTCCAAGAAGATAGAAGAAATCGACATTATCTATATCAAAAATCCATTTTTTACTTCTTTTTGCCGCTATATAATGAAAATCTTCAGATATATCAAAACCTTTGGCCCATTGCTCTTGCCCATACTGGATGGGAAGTAAATCATCTATTTTCCACTCCGCCGCCTTTTTCCAAGATATTCCATCCCAAATAGGGTGATTGGGGGTACATTCTAATTGATAACCAGATTTGAGAGTTATAATTAATGTTTTTTGTTTTGGCCCATAATAAAATTGTTCTGCTTTATGAAATCCATCAAGACCATAAATATCTTCATTAAAATATGAATATTCATCACGCGAAGAAGACAGTGTAGATATTTTACGGATACCATCTCGCGTTAAGACAAGAGTATCGGGAGCAACACAACTCGCGACAATAACTGTTCCTTCATTAGCATTAAGAATTGGCCTAACATATTTATAAGCCCTATCATCCGCTAATGCAAACTCCGAAAAGACAACCATAAGTGGATTGGTTCCTACAAGAGATGTATCATACGTATCAGATCCAATCAACCTGATAATAGAGCCGTTAATTAATTCAATTACCATCTCTTGAGAGTTTATTCTCTTGATTAATTCCTTCGGTATACAGTCCAAAAATCGATCACCTTGAATAGTTATTGATTCGAAAATAGTGAGTCGAGCCTGTTTAAAAGTTGGCAGACAATAGAAAAATGAGCCTATTCTCCTTAACGCACATCGTAAAATCATATTGAATATACTAAAGTCTTTCCCACTTCTACGAGGAAATATCAATATGTATTTTTTATGCTTTCCTTCTTCAAGATCAAGACAAAAAGGCATTTGATATGGCCTCGGCACGAATTTATTCAGCTTGATCTGAGTTTCAATTTTCATCAGTTTTCAATTTCTCAAGTTCCTCTTGAGGAAATTCCGGCAAATCCATCCAGAATATAACGAAAATAGTATCCTTTGTTTCATGTACAACCCCCCATCCTTTTTGTATATTCCAAGAAGACATTTTAATACCATAAATCTCGTCCCCATAATCAACAACAACGAGTTTATACCCTGGGCCTAAAGGCAACACATCAGGGAATTTATTCCATTTCATGGTTTATCCTTTTCATTATGCTTTCCCTTCATCCAGATCTTCGTCTTCTAATAATGCTTTAAGTGCAAAGAAATAAATCCTACCACTTTGTTTTCCAAACAACATAATCATAGGGATTGTTGGACCTCCAATTATTAAAGCATTTGTTAATTCCATATTAACAGACATATTTATAAACCCGCTAACAAGCTCAATCGGCTCATCTATTCCCATATCTTCAAAACGTTTATTAACTTCCTTTAAAATTTTATCTTTGAGATTGTCAAATTTAAGAAATCTCTGTTCTTCTTTTTTATCCTCTTCTTCAATTTCTTTTTCTACATCGGAACAAAAGTCTTTAATAATTCTGCGCAACCTATTCCAACTCTTCAAGCCTTCCCTTCATCCTCACAGATATAATCTAAATCAATAATCAAGTCAGG